GACAATCTCGGACGCGCGAGAGTACGCGCCGTTGAGCACCTTGATGTCCTTCGCCGTGCCGGTCGCCACCTCGGTCTGCAGCGCCGCGATGGTGCTGACGACCGTCGCACCGCCGGGGATCGCGTAGTTCGCCTCACTCGGCGCAGCCGGTGCGGTCGGCACGAAGGTGGACCAGTCGGTGCCACCGCTACCGGCGGCCCCGAGTGCCGTGTCCACGCCCGCGTCGTCCTTCGAGTGGAGCTTCTTGTCGGCGGTGCTGAAGTAGACGCGGCCCTTCCCCGCGGCGGGCGTAGTCGGCGCGGCCACGGCGGTCCACTCGCTGTGGCTGTCGTGCTCGTCCGCGGTGAGCACGCCGGAGCCGTCGGCGGCGGTGTGGTCGTGAGCGTTGTGCCCGGTGTGATCGTCGTTCCACTCATTCCGGCTCACCTCATAGGCCGGGTCGTCGGGCAGAACCGATACCTTCAGGTGTCTGATCGGCATCTAGACCGGCCTCCCGATGTCCGACAGGCGCCGGGCGTTCTGGTCGTTCACCGCGCGCGCGACGAGCCGACCGTCCATCACGATCGGATGGCTGTGGCCGGCGCCATTGCCGCGGGGCGTGATGCCGCCGACAGGAGTGATCGTCTCCCCGCCGTGGACCACCGCGAGCATCGGGGCGTTTACCGGACCCGGGACCACGCCCCCTTCGGCGAATCCCGGCAGACTCGGGAGGCTGATCCGCATCGAGCCGAGGTTGCTGATCCAGCTCATGGCGCCCTGCACAAGCCCGATGAGCGACTGGATCGGCCCCATGATCGCCCCCACCGCCCACGAGACAGTGTTCACGATGCCGTCCCACACGCCGGACATGAAGCCCGCGAAGGCGCCGAACGCGGATGTGAGGAAGCCCAGCACCGCCTCGGCCTTGCCCTGGATGTCGCCCCAGTTGTTCTCCCAGGCGATCTTGAGCAGCAGGGCCGCGAGCGCGAGCGCGCCGAGAATCAGGATGAGCGGGCCGAGCGCGATGTTCAGACCGCCGACAGCGACCGTCGTCGCGAGGAGCGATCCCTGCGCGGGCAGCAGGATCCCGATGAAAAGCCCGAACGCGCCCGTCAGTACGCCCAGCACCGTGAGCAGCGGCCCGAGCACCAGGAGCAGCCCACCGACGATCAGGACGACTTTCTGGACCTCCGGCGAGAGGCTCGCAAACATCTGCACGACGCCGGTCGTGATCTTCGTCAGCTCCTTCATGACCGGGATGAGCGCCGTGCCGAGCTGCGCCTGCACGTTCTCCTGCTCGGCCTTCTGCGTCCGCAGCGAGTTCGCGAGCCCGTCACTCGTGCGTGCGAAGTCGCCCTGCGCGCTCGCGGTCTGCTGTGTGATGAGGCCGAAGCGAGCCTGGATCTTCTCCGCGTCGGTGAGCTCGCGGCCCACCTCGCCGATGCCGTTCTTCATCGCGTACGCCGCAACGGTCGCGGCCGAGATGTTGACGCCGAGCGTGCGCAGCGGCTCGGCCTCGCCCACAAGTCCGGCGCGCAGCTTCTCCAGCGCCTCCTCGGGCTTGATGTTGTTGAACGACGCGAGATCGGCTGCGAGCTGCACGACATCCTTCGAGAGCGCGGACGCGGCGGGCCTTCCGAGGCCCATTGCGGTGAAGAGGTTGCCGAAGGTGCCTGCGGCCTCGAGCGCCTTCTGCTGGGAGAGACCGAGGCTCTTCGCACTCGACGTCGACCACGCCTCGATGTCCGCGGCGGACGTGCCGAAGACCACACGCACCTTGTTCAGCGACTCGTCGAGGGAGCTCGCCATCTCAACCGACTGACTCATGACGTTCTCGATGACGCTGGTGAGCGGCCGCAGGCCGTTCGCGATGTTCCCGCCGGCGGTCGTCATCTTGCCGCCCCAGTCGCGGGCGGAGTCACCTGCCTTCTGCAGCCCTGCCTTGAGCTTGGTGTCGTCCGTCACCAATTCCAAGATGGCACGGCCTAGAGACGCCACTAGCCCTGAACCTTTCTGATCGTGACGCCGAGGTCGGCACCCATCGCCTCGAGATCCGCGGCCGTGACGACCCGCTTTGCGACCACGGGCGCGCGGCCGCGTTCGGCCGTCCGCCGCCAATCGCGCAGCGTGCTGTCGAGGTCATGCTTTTTCATCGAGCCGGTCCCGACCGCGACTTCGGCAGCGCCCTGGAGCGCCTCGCCGGCTCGCAGCGTCGGGATCTGCGCGGCGAGCGCCTGGAGCAGGTAGAGCGGCGCGCGGAGCCAGCTCATGGGGTCTCCGCCGTAGAACCGTTGGAGTCGGGCGATCTCTGCCCCGAGGTCGGCAGGCCGGACAGCAGATCCCGCATCGTCGCCGCCAGGCCGCTCGCCGACGAGGCCCGCACGAAAAAAACAAGGATCACCCGCCCGAGCTGTTCGTCCGAAAGCCGATGCACCACCTCCGCCGGCGCATCGCACAGTGCCAGGCTCACGACCTCTTCGGAGAGTTGACGATACTCAAGCCTCTCGGTCTCGGTCGGCGCGTTACCCTTCTCGACCTTCGCCGCGATCGCCTTCATGCGCTTCCAGGCACGCGACAGCGCGGCCTGTTGCACGAGCGAGAGCCCGCCGGATCGTGTGAGCCGGTACGAGCGCTTGTCGATGACGACCGCGTCCTCGGGATCGATGTCGTCGAGGTCAAAGGTGCGCGGCCTGCGCCCCTCCGCCTCAGCTGGCTCGCTCTTGCCGTTCTGCTTGACCATGACCGTTTCGGCCTCCGTCCTTCGCTTCGCTGCGTACTTCCTGAAAGTCGATGCCGTATGCGGCGCAGAAGAGCCGCAGCTCCATGAGCCGCTTGGCCGTCTCGCGCCGCGCCCACATCGCCGTGCGGTGGCTCTGCTCCGCGTCCCTCGCCATGCGGACCGCTGCATCACGTTCATTCATCTCTACGCCGTCTGGGCGCTCAGCTTCCCGAACCCTGAAGCCGTATCCGCGACCGCTGTGAACTCCAGCGCGAGCGCGACCGGGTCCGACTTCCGATACACGGATTCGGGCGACCCGGTCTGGTACACGAGCGGGATCCACCACTGCAGGTTGCCGCCCGCCATGTACGGGGACAGCGGGGCGCGCAGGAGCATCGCGCGGAACGTCGGCGTCGCGACGTTCTCGAGGATCGGGATGGTCTTGATGGCCGGCGGACCTGCCACGACGGTGACCACGGCCTGGTTCCAAGCGTCGCGGTACGCCTCGAGCGTCGCGTCGAGCAGCGTGAACGCGACCATCAGCTTCTCGCGGGTGCGGAACACCTTGCGCACGCCATAGAGCCCGTTGACGTAGACCTCGTTGTTCTCGGTCGACTTGGTCACCCGCACGCCGTCCTCGCCGTAGTCGTCCTTACCGGCGACGCCGACCTTGATCCAGGCACCGGGCGGGCTGGTGTTGATGACCGGATCGGCGGTGCCGGTGACCGCGAGGTACACGTCGACGGCGCCGGTCGCGAAGATCTCGAATGGGGTGCTCATCGCTTGCCCTCCTCGGCGACCTTCGCCGCCTTCTCCGCTTCCGTCCTCTGACGTTCGCGGGTCTTCGCCTGAGCCGCGATGACCTTGTCGCGTTCGGCCGCGGTCTCGCCGTCCCCGACGGCGTCGACGACTGCCCCGGTGGCGCGGATGCGCGCGAGCTGTTCACCAGTCATCTCGGCTGTCTCGCCCTTCTTGAACTCGAGGCCGTCGAGCTCGACGCTGTCGCCTGGACCCCTGTACGTCGCTTTCATCTGGTCGACCTCCTCATTCGTCGATGTGCCTGCGGATCCGGTCGGCGAAACCGAAGCCCAGTCGCTCCATCGCGCGGCTGATCGTTCGGTCGCCGGGGTGGCCACGTGCCTCGAACTCGAGGAAATGGCCGCGCGCGATCTGGAACCCGACGCTGCCCCGAACGCCCGTGGCGATGGATTGCGCCGGCACCGCCTTGATGGACGCCTCGGCCTCGCCAGTGCGGCTCGTCCAACCGGGGTGATCTCCACGTGCCGCCTCGGCCACGGCCTCGTCGAGCTCGTCGACGGCCGTGATCGTCGCGGACCGGACACTCTCGCGCAGTTCGTCCCCGCGCCATTCCACCCGCACGCCCATCAGTGCGACTCCTCGGAGCGACGCTCGGCGCGCATCGGGATGAACAGCGCGCGCACGTACTGGCCCTCCTGGGGGAACGTCGAGCCGTAGTCGATCTCCTCGTTCTTCCAGACGAGATCGAACTGGCGTCCGGACTGGACGAATGCACCGGCCTTGCGCCGCTCGAGGAGCACCTCGATCACGCAACGGGCGTAGCGGTCGAGGAGCCGGGCGAGCGTTTCTCGCGCAACGTCGGCAACGAAGATCCCGACCTCGAGCTGCTTGGAGTGATGCTGCCAGCGGCCGGCCAGGTCCTCGCTGAGCGTTCGTATCTTGCGCGGGTCGATCGTGACGACCGGGAATCCCATGATGAAGTCCGAGTCCCCGAACGCGTACTCAACGGGGGCGGGCATCGGGAGGACCGGCGCGAACGTCGGCTGCAGCGCCGTGATCTTCGCGGGGAGGTGTGCCTGGAGCTCGGCCAGGATCGCCGCGGCGACCGGCTCGATCATGGTGATCGGCATCAGCTATTCACCAGAGCATTCCCCGGCTGAAGACGGGGATCGTCGTCTCGTTGCCGTCCTCGTCCGTGGGGTTCGTGGTCCAGTAGCTCCGTGGGAGCTGCGACCCGCTCACCCCGATGACGTCGGGGATGACGTCACCCTTGCGCAGGTCATCCAGGCCCAGGCGGTACTGCTTCATGAGGAACTCGTGCAGGGTCGTCGACCCGGGGCCGGCGGCCTGCGGGAACAGCGCTGCGGCGATGAGCGACGCGGCGTAGATCGCCGAAAGGTCGCGGAGGAAGTTGACGAACGACAGGGGCGCGATGACCGGCGTCTCGACACCCCTGTCGTTCAGGATCGCGTCGATCGTCCCGGATGCGGTGTCGGCGAAGGCGAGTCCGTCGGCGACCGTCGGGGGCTTGCCCAACGCGGGCGGCCAGCCATCGCTGTAGCGACCCATGTGCCTTCGGATATCGCCTTCCACCGCATACGGCATCTGCTAGCGGCTCCCGCCGCGGGTCGGCTTCTTCTGGTCCTTCTCCGCTTGCTCGACCGCAGCCTCTTCGGCCTCTTGCTGCTCGCGATGGACAGCTGCGGCGTCGGGACCCGGGCCGGTCGCCCCGATGGTCACGCTGACGTTGAGGCCCGCCGCGCGTGCCTCCTCCTCCGCCTCGCGGAGCTTCGCCTCAGCGGACATCGCATCGCGGCTTTCCGCTCGAGAATCGGCCTGGGTCATCGCTGAGCCGTCGGCGAGGAGCTGCTTCGCGAGGTCGCCTTCGGCCGTGAAGGTCTCGCCGGGCGCGACCGTCGTGCCGGCCTCGAAGCTGAGGACCTGGCCGAACGGACCCGCCCGGCCCTTGCTGCCGAACTTGATGCGTGTCTTCGCAACGAGAGTGGGCATTCGGTTCTCCTTTCGCTTTACGCGATCGCCGACCGGATCACGCCCCCGGCGCCGTTCGCGACGATCTTGGCCACGCGGATCTCTCCGGCGCGGTAAACGTCGCTCTTGCGCGGGTCGTCCCGGTAGCTGTCGGCCTTCCAGCCGCCGACGCGGAACGTGTAGCCGAGTGCGAGGGTTCGCTTGCCGGCGCGCGGGGGCACGTAGGCGATCACGACGTGCTTGCCCCAGAGGTCGGCCATCGTGGCCGCGAGGCCCTCGGCCGCCGTGTTCTCGACCGCCGTCGCGACGTACACGTTGGGGATCTCGAACAGCGCGGAGAGCAGGTCCGGCGTGACGACCCGCAGGCCGGTCACGCCCATGCGGTCGATGACCTTCTGGTGCAGCTGGAGCTTGGCGACGACCGCGGCCGGGATGCCCATCGTGTTCGGGTAGCGCCCGATCTGCGCGCGGATCGCCTCCTTGATCGTGATGACGTCCTCGATCGGGTTCGCCGCGGCGTCGCCCCACTGGTCACCAGCACCGAGGGTGAGCACGTTCGCGGCGGGGTACGTCGCGGCTGCCGTCACGAGTGCGGCGATCTCGGCCTCACGGCCGAGCAGCACTCCTTCGGTCGCGGCCTCCTGGGCTTCGATGTCGGGCTCCAGGCCCTCGGCGTTGTCCCGCTCGCGGTCGTCGACAGGAGACTCGAGCAGGTGCTCCTCGGCCTGGTAGGTGGCGGTGCCGGTCGCCCATTCGACCTGCTTGGCTGGGGTGCGCGGCGCGCGGAGCGTCTCCGCGCGGCGGAAGCGGTGGCGTTCGGTGTCGAGCGTCCAGAACTTTCCGGCCTCCTTCTGGACCTCGACGATTGGCATGAGCTTCGTGCCGATGAACTGCGCCGACTGCGCCTCGAAGGCGACGCTGATGTCGGTGAGCAGGCCGTCGCCCTGAACTTGTCCTGGTGAGGGCATTTTTGTTCTCCTTCCTGCTTACGCCGACTCAGACGTCGCGCCTGGGGTGACCCGGACCTCGCGGAGCTCGTCGATCGCGAGCGCGGCTTCCATCGCGAGGCCGACGACCGTCTCGTCGGCCAGCGCCGTGACGAGGCGACCGTTCGCGTCGCTGGCGAGCCGCGCGTTGACCGCGTACGCGGCGCCCGCGCGGGCTTTCGCGGTGCCGCCGGTGATGATCCGCGCGGCGGATCCCAAGATCGGCAGGTTGTCGAGGATGCCGACCGCCTTACCGTTCGCGCCCGAGAGCGCGCAGCCGTTCGCCGCGGTGAGGACGACCGCGCGGCCGCGGTTCGTCGCCGCGGACAGATCCGCGTCCGCCTTGCGGGTGATCTCGTTGTCTGGGACTTGACCAGCCATGTGGCTTCTCCTTCCCTACGCCTGTGCCGACGGGCCGCTGCGCAGCTCCGTGCGGTACTGGCGTGCGAGCTGCGGCTGCTCCCGCGTGACCTGCATGAGCGCGTCGCGCATCGAGAGCTTCGCGCCGGTCTTCGCTGCCTCCGCGATGCGCTCGTTCGCGAGCTGGTTGAGCTGCTCGGTCGCGTTCGCGTCGGGTGCGTCGGCCTCTGATCCCAGCGGTGCGCTGAACAGGACCGCCTGCTTGTCGACGTACTCGCCGAACTCCCTCGGCTTGTCGCGTGCGAACTCGACCCAGAACGCCTTCTCGGCCGGACGGATCTTGCGCGCGCGGATCGCGCCATCGACACGCTCGGTCGCCTCGCGGTTCGCCTGCTTCGCCGCCAGCTCCTGGACTGTCGCCTCGGTCGCGCTGAGCTTGGCCTTCGCGTCGACGAACTCCTTCGCCTTCGCCTGGATCGCCGCGTCGTCGGCGTCTTCTGGAAGGCCGAAGAGCTTCGCCAGTTCCTTATTTGCCACGATCGCCTCCTCTTTCTTCGCGTCGTCGCCGATTTCGGCGCGGGTTGCGTGCTCTTCGATATGTGCGCGTGCTGATGCCGGAACGTCCGTTGCCTTGCCGGTGTCTGACCCGTTCAGCGCGGTGAGTGCTGCGCGGATCGCGCCGACATGAGCGTGGAGCGTTCCGTCACGCTCGAAGTGATGAGGGAATTGCCAGGTGGACTGCTTCTCGGGGTCCTCGACCAGCGCGAACGCCGCCGGGGGAAGTGCCGTCTTGTCCACCTCACTCCAGACGGGTTCGCCACCGGCGGTCTCGTAGCTGTGCTTCGCTGCCTCCTCGTGCAGCGGCTCGTCGGCGAGAGCCGCCTCGGTCTTCAAGAGCTCGCGCACCCGCCGGCTGACCTCGTCGAGGAACGCGCGCAGCCGCGGCGCGCCGACCTTGCCCTTCGTCTTCTCGGCCGCCTTCTCGGCGAACTTCTCCGCCGCGGCGACGAGGTCCTCTTCGATGTCGTCCTGGGTCGTCTTCGCCGTGGTCCGGTCGAGCGTGACGAACGTCGGGATGGCGCCGCGCTGCTCCGAGTGGAGCGTGAGCGCCGGCGTCTGCCCACCGCTGAAGAGCTTCACCAGGTCGTCGAGCGTCGCGACCGCGGGCAGCTCCTCGCCCAAGAGCGCGACCGCAGTGAGCACCGGGCTCCAGTCCTTGCTGCCGACCTTGAAGCCGCTCTTCCAGAACTCGCACGAGACCTTTCGGTACGAGCTGGCGTCGATGAGGTCGGCGAGCGTCTCGGGGACCTTCCTCAGATCCGCGACGATCTTGGACCCCTTCTTGCGCAGGTTGCCGACCCAGCCCGCGGCCGGCCAGCCCTCCTGCTGCAGGAGCTTCTGGTTCCTCGGGTGTCCGAGCTTCACCGGCGGCGCGAGTAGGCCGAGCGCGATGAGCTTGTTGGTGTTGGCCACCATCTCGTCGAGCTCTTTGTCGGTGAGCGTGATCTCACCGGTGCTCGCGTCCCACGTGCCGGCGTCGAGGATCTCGACATCGTTCACATCGCGCGTCTTCAGCTTCCCAGGCATGTGCTGTTCCTCCCTCTCAGGCCACGCGCTCGAGCGCGTCGTGTACCAGCGGCGGCATCAGCGACGGGTGACCTGAGCGAAGATGCGGACGGTCAGGTCATCAGCGGCGGCGTCGATCGCCGCAGCGTCGAGGACCTGGACCTTGAACCCCGCCGGCAGGATCACGGGCGGCAGCGGATACACCTGTCCATGCGCCTGAGCGGACCCGGTGCCGAAGGCCGTGTTCGGCGCAAACGTGAAGCGTCCGGTCAGGCTGGCGGCCTGAGTGCCGGCGTTGCTCGCGGCGATGAAGTTGTTGCTGCCATCCAAGAGACGAACGGTCGGGACGCGGTTTCCGGCCGTCACGGTGGTGATCAGCTCCACGTAAGTGGACTGGATCTCCCACTCCTCACCGGCCGGGACCACGAACGTCTTGTCGGAGTCGTTCAGGGCAACGTCGTTGACGACGAGGGTGAGGTTGGCGTACGGATCCCTCGCCTGGCGCGGCCGCTGCTTAGGCTTCGCTTTGCGAGCAGGCATCAGTCGTCCTCCCTCCGCGCGGAGCCGCGTGGAGCGTGCGCGAATGCGAGCACGAAGGGGGGCGGATTCGACCTGTTCTTGTGCGTACTTAGTGCTACGCAGTTGATGCGACAGATTTGGCCCAGGGGCGCTCGCGCTTAGATCCGCTCCAGCTCACCGATCCCCAGGAGCAGCAGTTCGTCCTCGAGCTCGATAACGTCCTCGACATCACCCCGAGCGAGCACCCGCACGCGACCCTGCGTCATCGCGGCGCGGCCCTGGACCACGGGAGTGACCTGTCCTCTGGCACGCACCTGCGCCGCCGGAACCCGAATGGCCGCGCGACCACGGACCTTCTGCCGCACCCGCCGCTCGGGCAAGACGAATCCGAAAGTCGGCGGGACTGGCGGCGGCGCGAGCGGATCGACGACGGTGCCGGTCGCGGCGGCGGTGGCGCGAGCCTGCGTGACGCTGGCCGTTCCGGTACGGGATGGCACACCGCCAGATGTGCCGGTCGCCGAGACGACAGCCGTCGCCTGGGTGACCGCACCGGTCCCGGTGAAGGACTCCACGCCGGAAGCCGCCACGGTCGCGACGGCCTGCGTGACCACTCCGGTCCCGACGAACGCCGTGACGCCCGACGCCGCCACGGTCGCAGTCGCCTGCGTGACGGCAGCGGTGCCGACGAAGACGGTCGCGCCGGACGCCGCTACGGACGCCGCCTGCTGCGTTGCCGCGCCGGTCCCGGTGAACGCCTCGACGCCACTGGCTGCGACAACGGCGGTGGCCTGCGTGATCCCGGCAGTCCCGACGAAGGCGGTGACACCGGATGCCGAGACCGCCGCCGTCGCCTGCGTGATCGCAGCGGCCCCAACGAAGACCTCGACACCCGACGCCGCGACGACGGCGACGGCCTGCGTGGCGGCGACCGTGCCGACGAAGGACTCGACACCGGATGCCGCGACGACGGCCGTCGCCTGCGTGATCGCGGCGGTGCCGGTGATCGGGGGAGGCGCACCCCCGGTGGCCACCTTCCCGGTGAAGTACCGCAGGAAGTCGTACTGGCTCTGGAAGTCGAAGGCCCAGCCGTCGTCGGAGTCGATGGGCAGTTCGACGGTGAGAAGCCCGTCGGTGTAGGGCCGCACCAGCACGCTGAACGTCTGCCACGCCGGAGCGGCAGCCGGGTCGTTGAACGTGACACCGCTGACCGTCGCGGCTGGCGTGATCTCGCGGCTGAACACCGCCACGGTGCCGTTGTTCGAGAGCGCCGTTCGTGCGTCGTAGTTGGTCGGCGTGGCGAACGTCGTCGCAACGTTCTCGGACACGAAGATGAGATGTACGGCCCGGTCGGTGGACGGCGATATCGTCGTGGCCGTGACCGTAGCGACCGACCCCTCAGCGCCGAGCGGTGTCGCGGCGTCTTCCGAGATGCCGAGGTTCTCTCCGCTGAACGCGACGATGAGCCCGCGCACCAGCGCACCGACCCCGGTGAACGTGTAGCTCGCGGGCTCGCCGTGGCCCGCGACCTTTCGCAGCAGCGTGGCGTTGGCGTAGAGACCGAAGCCGACCGGGTCATTGCCGAGCGACTGCCAGCCGACGCACGCCGCAGGGGAGCCGTCCGAGATGATGTACGCATACATCACGTCGCCCGCGACGACACCAGCGGGCTTGTTGACGGTGGCGGTGAGAGATGAGTCGCCCGCGCGGAACAGGACGGCCACGCTAGCCCTCTATGACGCTACGGAGTACCACCTACGGGATGACCAGCTCAGCCTGAACGACGCTGATCGTCCACGCCGCCGAGCCGCCGCCGTTGACGCTGAGGCCGATGATGCTGCCTGCAGGGGTCGAATCGAAGCCACCGCCGATGGTCGTGAGTTGCTGGTACCCAACGGGCTGCACGGTGTTGAGTCCGGTGACGGCCAGTTGGTGGAACAGTTCTGCGTTCCCGGCGATGACCGCTGCGGTGCCACTGCCGACGCTGTTGAACGTCACGTCAACCTCGAATGTGCCACGGTCGATGACGGCGGTCTGCGCGCTGAAGGTGAACAGACAGCGTGACACATCACCGACCGCACCGGCTGTGCCGAAGCGGACATTGATGGTCGGAGCCGCGATGCCTGCCGCCGTCTTCACCACATCGAAGCGGCACCTGTAGACCGTCTTCGCGGCGAGCATCCCGGTCGGAATGGCGATGGAGGAGCCCACGAGATAGGTGTCGGCGGCGTACCCGGTGACTGCTGCCGTCGCAGCGTTCTTGAGGCTGATGCTGCTGGCGTTGACCACCTTTGGGATGCCCGATGCGTTGTAGATCGTCCAGCCGGTTCCGGGCTTCCACTCGGCAGACTCGTTCGCCGCGAGCGAGATGGCGGTGCCCCACTGCGTCGTGGCGTCGTAGGTCGTGCTGGCGACGGTCTTGTAGAACGTCACGACCCGAGCGACGGCCGCGATGGTGACCTTGATGTTCGAGATGAGCAGCGATTTCCCAGTCGCAGGCGAGGTAGCGACGACGGCCGCCGTCACGGAGAGCGCAGTACGCAGCGTCGCGGCCGTGCCGAGTCCTGAGGAGTCGGTGATCTCCATGCCGCCGACGTGGACGATGCAGTCGGTGCCAGCGTCCTGCTTCGCGGCAAGGTTGTCGGTGTCGTTGAGGACGAGCACTTCTAGCCCTTGCTCACCTGAAGGGTGAACGACGTCACGTTCACGTCGGCGTTGATCTGGATCGCGGTCGAGTCGAGCACGAGGTCGCTGGTCGCCGTGCCCACCGTGCCGTCCATGATCACCGACGTGCCGTTGCTCTGCAGCGCACGGAACCATGCCGCGGTGCCGGTCGCGTTCGCGGCGGCATCCCCAGTGATCGCGTTCGCGGTGAGCAGCCCGGCGGCCGCCGCAGGGAAGGCGTCGGCGTTGAAGCGCAGCTCCGCGAGGAGCACCTGCGCGCCGACCGCGGTGTCCGCGTTCGTGGGCTGCGCCCCGTCGTAGATCCGCAGGTAGCCGTTGTCGAACTGCGGGCTGAGCGCGTCGGCCTCCGCGTTCACGGCGGCGTTTGCAAACTTGGGGTTGTTAGCCATTCACGTTCTCCTCTGGAATTGCGACCTTCACGCTGCGCAGCACTCGGCCCCGCGCGTCACGCTCCACTTCCATCTGGGTGCGGATCACTGAATCCGGCTGGGTGGACCTCGCGACCGTCACGCTGCGCAGCACGCGACCCTTCTCGTCGCGCACGACCTCCATCTCGGTGCGGATGACCGGAGGCGGCGGCGCCGGCGGCGGCGCCGGCGTCAGATTCACCTCGATCGGCGCCGGCGTGACGTTCACCTCGATCGGCCGCTCCTCGCGCTGCGCGATCGCGACGGCCAGGCGCGACACCGACTCGGCCATGTCGTGCCGCGCCTCGGCCTGGTGCTCGCCGAGGACGCGCAGGGCCGCGTAGAGCGTGTCGATTCGCTCGTCGTTCCGCTCGTCGTCGCGCACATCCGGGCGTTGCGCGCGCAACGCGGCGAGCTCGTGGCGGACTTCGGCGCGGAACGCGTCCTCGGTCGCGTCGGTCGCAGGCGTCGACGGGACAGGTGGCACCGGCACCGGCTCGGGCTCCGGTTCGGGCTGCTCTTCGAGGAGCGGGACGTCGGTGAGTCTGCGGACGGTGTTCTCGAGCGTGAGGTCCGCGGTCATCGCGCCGGCCTGCACCGCGGTCGAAATAGCGTTGATGATCTTTTCGACGTTGCGCGTCTCGATCTTGCCGACGGTGAGCCGCGGGTACTTCGTGACGCCGGCGTAGTTGAAGTTCACCCACTTCGGGATGAGGTAACGATCGTGGATGTCGCAGATGTAGTCGGCGCGCGCGCGCTGGACCATCATGAAGAACGAGCTCTGGTCCTCGGAGAGCGCGAAGCTCCCCTCGGGGCGCTCGCCGAGCGTGAGCTGCGGCGCCAGCACCGAGACCGCGATCATCCGGTCGTGGTGCTGGATCATCGGCATGAGGTTCACCGCGCGCCCTCCGCCCATGCCCTTGATGTCGAAGACCCAGCCGTGCGGCATGACGACGTAGCCCTTCTCGTGTGCGCCGACCGACGCGCCGATGTCCTCGGCGCGCTGCAGCGACAGGGGGTCGTCGGTGTCCTCCGGGAGCTCGATGTACGGGATGCCGACCCCGTGCCGCTCGGCCGCGATCGAGTCGATGCGATAGAGCTGGTCCTTGATGTACCAGTGCTTGTACGCGGGTCGAAGCACGGATTTTCCAGCCCAGTTCGCGCCTTCCTTCTCGTTGGTGAAGATGAGCAGCTTGTCGATCGGGATCTCCTGGGTGCGGTAGCCCTTGCTCGAGTAGACCGCCTGCTTCACGCCCTTGAGCCCGCCGTCGTCCTGGATCTGCCAATCGACGATCGTCCGCTGCAGGCGCGGCGCGAGCTTGCGGATCTTCACGTGCCCGTCGTCGGCGATCGCCCAGACGACCTCGCAGAGGTAGAACCCGAGGTCGAGATGCGTCAGCACCTGGCGCAGGTGATCGAGCCACGACATCGACATCCCGCGGAAGAGGTCCTCCTCGAGCCGCTCGGCGATCGCGATGTCGCGCGCGTCCTCGCTGGCCGGCGCAATCGCCCACGGCGCGGAGAGCAGTGGGAGCTTGAGTGCCGCGAGCGCGGCCGCGATCATGCCGTCGGAGCGCCGCATCTTCTCGAAGGTCTTGAGCCCGCGGGTGCCCAGGAGCTCGGGGACGTACTCATCCGTCTGCAGGAACCCGAACAGGAACTGCGTGCCCGGCGTGCCGAGCTCGGGCAGCCGCGGCCGCGGCTTCTTGGCGGCGAAGTCGACCACCGTCATGCGCTCACCTAGAACGGCCGGTCGCGCATACCGGCGGCGATCGGACGCTCGTGCTCAGTCAGCGCGGCGGGCAGGATGTGCTGACGCCGCTTGGGGAGCCCGCCGCACAGGTAGCGCGTGCAGTCCATGAGGTCGTCCCCGACCTCCACGGGCTTGTCGGTCGGGTTGCCCTGCGGGTCCTTCGCCCAGCTGTAGCGCTCGACCTCATCGAGCCATCCCGGCAGGAGTCCGCGGAAGATGCGCAGCCGCGGGCGACCGTCATCGGCGTGCTCGGCGAGCCGCGTGTAGACCTCCTGGATGCTCGCGTTGACCGAGCCCGGGCCCGCGGATGCCTTCTCGATCGGGAGCCCGGCCTTGCGGTAGTCCTCGATGAGCTGCACCGAGCGCGGGTCGGCCCACATCCTGCGCAGCGGTGCGCCCGCGAGAGCCTTGATGTCCGCGACGTGCTCCGGCGTGGCGCGCTTGCTCCGGCGGTACTCGGCGTAGAGGTACAGCACGTCGTTCGGATACGGGCGTGGGTCCAGCGCGCCGAAGACCGTGCCGGTCGGGTGCTCGAGCCCGAAGTCCTGGCCTGCGAAGCGATGCCAGTTGAACGGGATCTCGAACGGATCGACCACGTGGTGCTGCTCGTCGAAGATGTCGAACACCAGCCCCTCGGGGCGCTCGAAGAGCCCGAGGTGGAACATGCGGAACTTCCAGCGCGGCAGGGTCGCGCGCGCGCGCTCGAACTCCGCCCGCGGGTACATCGGGTTGGCGGTCGAGGGGAACCCGATGACGCGCACACCCGTCGCGACCCCGCGGAGGAACGGATCGACGACGTGCTGCTTGAGCCAGCCCATGTTGTACGGCGTCGTGGTCCCGAGGAAGCGTCCCTCGTAGAACGCGAGCCGGCGGCGGATCGTCTCCCAGACCTCGAGCGAGACCGAGTTCTGCCCGATCTCGTCGCCATGAGCAGCCCGCACGTGGAGGCCCTCGAGGGACTCCGGGTTGTCGCAGGACCCGAAGTAGACCTTGCCGCCGTTGCGCAGCTCGTACACGAGGTCTCCGCGCTTGAAGACCCCGAGCTTCAGCGCGTGGAACAGCCGGATGTAGGCCGGGATGGTGGCGCGCTTCAGCACCTTGTACGAGGGCGCGAACACGAGGTAGCTCTGGGTCTCGACCGGCTCGTGCTGGTGGCGCTCGATCTCGCGGTAGAGCCAGCGCGGCGCGAAGATCGACTTGCCGGCACCGGTCCCCGCGATGACGAAGATGTGCTGCTCGCGCGCCTTCAGCGCCACGATCTGGCCGACGTGCAGCGGCAGCCGCAGGACGAAGTCGGGGGCGCGCTCGGCCTCGCGCTGCGCCTCGCGCAGGACCGCCTCATCGGTGTCGGTCCACTCGCGTCCGACCGACTCGTCCTCGCCGAGCTGCTCGAGGTAGTCGGCCCAGGCGGGCGCGAGCGACTCGACCGTCATCGGATCGCGACCGCGCCGGCGGCGGCGTCGCGCCGGATCACCTCGAGGTCGCGCTCGTAGTCCTCGGCGGTCTTACCCTCGAAGACCTCGACGACCTTCGGCAGGCCGCGTTCGGCCTGCGGGACCTCGCGCAGCGACACGAGGGCGCGCGCCGTCGTGGCGATCATGGTGCCCAGGCGCGAGTAGATCTCGACGGCACCGGCGCGCAGCGCGCGACGCTGCACGACCGCGCCCTCGGCGAGCTGCAGCCGCAACGCCTCCTCGGGATCCCGGCGCCAGCGATCGATGAGCCGCGCCTCGCTCTCGACGAACGGCGCCTGGAAGACCGCCAGACCGGCGGTGCCGTTCGAGTTGAGGCCATGCTTGAACCGCGGATGCGCGGCCGCCCGCAGCGATGCGCCGCCGTGGTTCCGGCAGCGCGACCGGCCCTCCACAAGCGCGTCGGTGCAGAAGCGACCCGCGTCCTTGCCCCGCAGTCGTGCGCCGCAGCAACCATCGCGGGGCTTCGTGCTGCCGGTCATCGCGCCGTCTCGGGCAGGCGCGGAACCGGTGGAGGCCCGGTCCGCACCCGCCTCTGCGCGGTCGGAGGTGTGCCGACAAGGTGGGGAGTGGAGGAGCGGAGCGCGCCGAACGCGCCTACCCGCACACGCGAGAGACCGATCACGGTCATGAGCGACAGTCACCTCCGCGCTGTTGCGGCGGCGGGACTCGCACCCGCGATCTCCGGCTTATGAGGCCGACGAGGTGACTGCTCCTCTACGCCGCTGGGCGCAGCGTGCGCGACCGCGCGGGTCTCGTGGGGCGATTCGAACGCGTTCTTGTAGTCAATTGATGCTAGGTAAGTCATGCGACAAGGAGCGCGGCCTAGACCCGTGGGAGGTCGTACCTCGAGGTGACGCCGAGCGCGGCATAGGCGCGACGGACGAACGAGCGCACCGTGTTCTCGGAGATGGCGAGCTCGTGCGCGATCTGGCGATACGACTTCCCCGCCCGGAGGAGCCGCACGACCTCTCGCTCACGCGTGGTCAGGCGATCGCGGCGACTCAGCCCACCACCCCGCTCCTCTCCCCCTTCGCCATGCGCTCGAGGTCCTCCGCTGCCCGAAACTCGACGTCCGTCCGCCCGGCCTTCCGTCGGTTGCACGATGGGCACGCGGGCACGATGTTCGAGATGTCGTTTGTGCCGCCGCGGCGTAGCGGTATCACATGGTCGCGCTCGAGACGGCCCGCGGTGCCGCAGTAGGCACAGCGGCCCTTGAAGCCACGCACGACCTCCGCCCATTCCGCGGCGGTGTGCCTACCAGTGGCGCCGCGGCGTCGCGCATCGGTCGCCCGCTTGTTGTTGATGTACAGGTCGCGATGGGCCTCGCGCCACCGAGCACGATCGCGTCGACGTACCTCGGGGTGGCGCTTCCGATGGAGTTTTGCTGCGGCGTAGAACTTTGGGCGGTTCCTCGCGTAGTAACGTCGACCGTCTGCCCTCTTCAGTTCGAGTCTCACGATCGCCGCGCACGTGGGACAGCGGTGTTGCGCGAATGAACGACGCGCAGTCTCAACGCCACAACTAGCGCATGACAGGGTTCCGGAGACGACGAAGTTGACCGGTATCTCACCGCGGGAGGGCATGTAGCTCCTCCACTCGGAGCTGCTCGAGCGCGGCATAGCCCAGTGCGACCGCATCGGCCTCGTCCTCCTCGAGACCGGACCGGCCCGTCAGGGCTTCGACGGCCCAGCCGATGTGCTGCTTCGCGCGAGCCCTTCGCTGCGGCGCGCCGACCGAGGACTTCACGCGCTGCGGCGAGATCGCGATGCGCCGCGCGAACGGGTACAGCTCGTCGTATACGCGCGCGAGGTAGCCGCGGGTCTGCGCCATGACGGCGAGCGTCTTCGGATTCGAGCGGAGGCCGCGGTGCAGCACGACGTCCTCGATCGCGATGAGGTCCGGGGTCCAGCCGGGGCTCAGCTTGCCGAGCGTGATGATGTCGTGCGCGATCGTGCGCATCCGCTGATCCCACGGAGCCGCGAGCGGGCGCGCCTTGATGACGCGCGTGTCGATGAGCTCGCGGCCGGTGAAGAATGCCAGGCCCAGCGACACGCTGCCCTGGTCGACGGCGAGGAGCCTCATCCGAGGTGCTCCGCGTAGATCCGCTCGAGCTCTTCCCAGACCGGGCCGTCACCGCGATCGCGGAGGTCGAGCGCAAGGTCAGACGCCATCACCGGCGAGAGGTGCTCGGGGAAGCACTGCACGCCGTCGAGCCATTCGCAGCCGTGCTCGGATATCGGGAAGCCGGGGCGGTCCGCGGGAGTACGGCGATGCACGTGCAGCCCGATGCCCTGGGGCGGGAGCTCGTCGCGCGACTTCGCCGGGAGATCCCCGACGTACCAGTGCAGCGCGACGTCGAGCTGGACCGCGCCGGCGGGCCCGCGCACGCCAAACTCGAGCTTGGCGGTCGTGCGGACGCCGTGGACGCTGCGGGACGGGATGATCCGGAAGACTCGACCGAGCTCGCGCAAGGGCGTGCCGTTCTTCTCTCCGGAGGCGGGCGCGCGACGAGTCGCGCGGCGGGTAGACGTTTCCGTCGCCATCTAGGCGCCCGCCTCCACGTTTGACTTCTGTCTATACGTCGTGTAGATTGGACGGAGCGGAGAGCGAAGTGGCCAGGGCGCCGCCGGAGCCTTAGAAGCTTTCGGGTCCGCCGAGAGGTGGACTGGGGATCGTGACCCCCGCTCTCCGCCAAACCCCCAGAAAGCACGGAGCGCCCGCCAAACGGCGGGCGCCACCGGAGCCTTAGAAGCACAGTCAGCATACCGGAGGGGCGCAATGGGCGAGACGAAGCTGGTCAACTTCCGGCTCACAGACGAGGACCTCGCCGCGCTCGACGGCATCATCCGCGCCGGATTCGCGAAGGACCGCACGGAGGCGCTCCGCGTTGCACTCTCCGTCGCGCCGGCTGGGCTCGCCGCGAAGGTGACGTCCGACATCCGGGCGCTCGCGGATCGCACGCGTGACCTCGCTGGGCAACTCGAGGCTCTCGGATACTCGGACGTGCAAGTGAACGTCGACTCCGGAGTCGCGAAAACGCGGTTCACGCGCTCGCCTCGCTCACCCAGAAGGCCTGCCACTCCGCGAGGATCTCGGGAGCGAGCCGGACCTTAGGGCGCTGTGTCTCCGCGTGTCGGTCTGTACTCCAGCAACAGGAGCGACTCCTCGCCCACCCGGTGGTCGCGGGCCACACGCATGTCCTCCGGCACAGCAGGCCTGTGCTTCCGGAGGACGCGCGCGACGATGAGCCCGTCGGCCGCGGCGGCGCGCAGACCGTCGTGCGCGAGCACCCGCCCAAGGAGGTCGACGTCGGCGAAGGGCGGGTCGCAGAACACGATGTCGTAGGGCCCGAGGTGCCCGCCGAGAAAGGCAGGAACGTCCGATTTCGCGACATCGGCGCGATCCTCGAGCTTCGTCGAGGCGAGGTTCCGGCGGAGCGCCGCGATCGCCTCGGGCGCTCGCTCGACGAAGGTCGCGTGCGCCGCGCCACGGGAGAGCGCCTCGATCCCGAGCGTTCCGGCGCCTGCGAAGAGGTCGAGCACACGGGCGTCTTCGAGGCGGGGGGTGAGGATCGCGAAGAGCGTCTCGCGTATCCGGTCGGTCGCCGAGCGTGTGCCGCCACCCTTCACCGCGACGAGGGTGCGCCCCTTCGCCTCTCCGGCGATGACCCTCACGCCAGGGCGGTCCGGCGCCAGAGCTTCTCGACCTCGACGGAGAGGCCCCCGTGCTCGCGCGCGCGCAGCTCACCATCGGCGAGCAGGATCCGGTCCGCCTCCTGCGCGGTCTCCTGCAGGAGCAGCGGATCGACATCGGACAGGTCGACGACGCGGAGCTCCGGCAGTCCGTGCTGCCGTTGGCCGAGGAACTCGCCGGGACCGCGGATCACGAGGTCGCGCCGTGCGAGCTCGAAGCCGTCGAGCGGCCCGCCGTCCTTCTGCTCGGTCATCGCAGCGAGGCGCTCCGATCCGCCGGCGGCCTCGCTCACGAGCACCGCGAAGGACTTCTTCTCGCCGCGTCCGACGCGACCTCGCAGCTGGTGCAGCTGCGCAAGGCCGAACCGCTCCGCGCCGAGCACGACCACGACCGTCGCGTTCGCGACGTCGATGCCGACCTCGATGACGGTCGTGGCCACGAGGACGTCGATCTCACCACGCGCGAAGCGCGTCATCGTCTCTTCGCGCTCCTTCGCCGGCATGCGGCCGTGCAGGAGCGCGAGCCGCAGGCCCCTCAGCGCGCCAGCGCGGAGCTCGGAGTCGATGGCGACCGCGCTCGGCACGTCGACGCCCTCGCCGTCGTCCTTGGCGTCGATGCGCGGGCACACGACGAAGACCTGCTCCGCCGCCGCGACGCGCTCGCGCACCCACTCCCAGATCTTCGGCAGGGCGGAGCTCGTGCGCACCTCGGTCCGGATCGTCTGCCGCCCCGAGGGCAGCTCGTCGATGGTCGAGATGTCGAGGTCGCGGTACACCGTCTGCCAGAGCGTCTGCGGGATCGGCGTCGCGGTCGTGAGCAGGAGGTGCGGATCGGTCCCCTTTTCGCGGAACGCCGCCCGCTGGGCGACGCCGAAGCGGTGCTGCTCGTCGACGATCGCAAGCGCGAGCGAGCGGAAGGCAACGCCCTCTTCGACCAGCGCGTGCGTACCGACGACGATGTCGATGGTGCCCGCGGCAAGCCCTTCAAGCACGCGGCGTCGCTCGGCGGCGGGAACGCTCGACGTGAGCAGCGCGCGCGTCGGACCGCCCTGCCCGAAGAGCCGGTCCAGCGTCCGGTAGTGCTGCTCGGCGAGGAGCTCGGTCGGTGCCATGAGGGCGGTCTGCGCTTTCGACGCCGTGGCGAGGCGCGCCGCGATCGCCGCGACCACGGTCTTCCCCGAGCCGACGTCACCCTGCAGCAGGCGCGACATCGGGATCTCCCGGTCGAGGTCGGCGCGGATCTCACGGAGCGAACGCACCTGTGACTCCGTGAGCGTGAATGGGAGCTCGGCGATCCACGCGTCGAGATCGCTGTCCGCCGCGCGCAGCGGCCGCGCGTGGGCGTCCTTCGTCCAGCGAGCGCGCCGTTGGCCAAGCGCGAGCTGAAGCACAAGGAGCTCGTCGAACGCGAGGCGCCGCCGGGCCGCGAAGAGCTCGGGATCGCCGCTCGGGAAGTGGACCTCGCGGATCGCGTCCGGGAGCGGCAGCAGGTGGCGGCGCTCGCGGATGTCGGGGGGCAGCGGGTCGGCCACCTCCTGGATGAGCGCCGTCCGGCGAGGACCGCCCTCGACGATCGTGTGCAGCCAGCGGCGGAGGTTGCCCTCCTTCAGTCCTTCCGTGAGCCGGTACACCGGGACCATCCGGCCGGTGTGCACGGCCTCGGCGTCCGCGGGCTCGACCTTCGGCTGCCGGAACTGCAGCGATCGCCCGAAGAAACCGACCTTGCCCGAGACCCGCACCCGCTGGCCCTCGCGCAGGCGTTCCTTGATGAACTGCCGGCCGAACCACGACGCCGTGACGCGCGTCGGCTGACCGTCTTCGTCGAGGAGCTCGACCTCCGTGAGCATCTGGCCGCGCGCGGTCCGCCGCTGGGAGATGGGACCCACGATCGCGATCGCGCTCTGCTCCTCATCCGGGATGAGCGAGCGCAGCGGCCGGAAGGTCGAGTAATCGAGGTAGCGCGTCGGCAGATGCCAGAGCAGCTCGCCCATGGTCCGGATCCCAAGCCGCGCGAGCAGCTTCACGGACTCGGCGCCGACGGTCGGGATCCTCCCGACGTCGACGTCGAGCGGGTTATTCGGCGGCGACGAGGAACGGGTAGTGGGGCTGGCCGCCATCGACGACCTCCACGTCGGCGCCGGCGCACGCCCGCCGGAGCGCGTCGCGCGCACGTTCCACACGATCGGCGCCGACCGCTGAGCCGAAGTAGAGCGTCAGGAGGTTCGGGGCGTCGAGACCGCGCGCCGCTTCCGCCAGGACGTCGCTTTCGTCCGCTCCGTGTGCGACGAGCTTGCCGTCGAGCAGCGCGATGGCCTCCCCTGCACGCACCTTCTGCCCGTCGACCGTGCTGTCGCGGATCGCGTGGGTCACCTCGATCCCGTGCGCGTCGCGCGCGGCGCGCTCGACGGCCGCGACGACGTCACCAGCCGGCTGGGTCACATCGAATGCGACGAGCGCGCACATCCCCTGCGGCACCGTGCGCGTCTCGACCACCGTGACGGCGCGGTCCGCGAGCGTCGCGGCCTGTCGCGCCGCGGCGATGACGTTCTTGTCGTTCGGCAGCACGAGCACGTGATCCGCGTTCGTCGCTTTGATCGCGTCGAGCAGCTCCTGTGTCGACGGGTTCATCGTCGCCCCGCCGCGAAGCGGAGTCGCACCCATGGAGCGCGCGACCTCGACGAAGCCGTCACCCGGAAGCACGGCGACGACCCCGATCGCGGTGCGGGGCGCGGCCATGACGATCCCGGTCGTCCGCTCGTGCTCCGCGGCCATCGCCTCGAGGTCCTCGACGACGACGTCCGTGATACGACCGACGCTCATGCCGATCGCGATGATCTTGTCGGGCTGCAGCGTGTGCACGTGCACCTTGAGCGCGGTCTCGTCGCCGACGACGAGCACGCAGTCCGCACCGAACTCCATCATCTTCTCCTTCACGGCCTCCGGCGGACGTGATGGCAGCGGGATCAGGAACTGCACGTCATACGCACCCTTCCACGACGCAACGTTCACCGTG